AAGGCTCCCTTACCACAGTTTCGGATACATCTACCACCAGTCTCAACGGCGGGAGATTACACCTCTTTTTCAATAATACGGAAGTGGGTTTTATAGGTGCAAATAATCATGAGCTGGATAATAATTGTACTGGTCTTACATTTGATTTAAAACCCGAAGCTGCTTACATGGCCTGGGCTGCTGCGAAAGATATTGACACTCCGTTTTTGTTTAAATTTTTTTATGCAAATAAGGATTTTGATGATTTTACCGCTAACAATTTGTACTTGGGAACCAAGCTGAACACGCGGAATCATGATATTGTGTTGGGTAGTGGAGGGATTCTAAAATCATGGACAACTGCGTCTGGATTTAAAAGTGATAATTTTTCGGTGACTAAAACTGCAAACAACGCTACATATTTTAGAGTAACTCCATCATCAACCGACATCTACTCTAACATTAATATGCACGGAAATAGTATTACAAACCAGTCTGATGCCAGGCTAAAAGACAATATAACAGACGCAGAAGACATGTTAAATGTAATTAATAGCATCGAGATTAAATCTTTCGATTGGTTGACCGATGGAAAGCATGTTGGCGCCGGCATTATCGCCCAGCAACTCCGACAAATTATTCCAGAGCTTGTCGGCGAGGACGATAACGGATTGCTTGGAGTTAATTTCATTGGATTGATACCGTATCTGATTAAGGCGATACAGGAGTTGCATGCAGCAGTAATGCCATCCAAACTTGCGAGATCAAGGAGAAGTGTTGCCTTATACGAATATACAGAAGAAGAAAAAATGGCTGCCGTGGAACTGGCAAAACCTCCAATTTATGAAGATGTGGAACCAGAAGAAATAATTATCGGGAAGGATATGTAATGGAAGAAAAAGAACTGAATAAAAAGCCGGTAGTGGTACCTATTGGAATGATGATGGATATTATCCAGAACGAAATATCCAGTCATGCCATTGCCCTTATGCAGAGTAATAATGTCCCGATGGAATTGTTGCCATACATATTGGATAGCGTTGAAAATAAATTATTGAAGAATAACAATAAGGACTATGCAATTAAATATATGGAGGCAAATGGATTATTGGGAAATGGGGTGGTGAAGGATGGAACCGGTAATAACATTCCGAGTGGAAAACCAGAAGATAAGCAGAACGGATAAATTTACGGTAGTAGCAAATAGCCATGATTATCTCAGGGCACGTTTTGAATTCATGACAGATGAATGGTCCGGCTCGAAGACAGCTATATTCCGCAGGACTGATAAAAGAAAACTCATCCTCATGGATCATGATGAATGTTATGTTCCGTGGGAATTTCTAGATGGGAAGGGAATTGGTTATGTATCAGTATTTTGCGGTGAATTAGTAACAGCGAATGAGGCGCCGATGGAAATCAGCCCATCTGGGTATGGAGAGGGATACGAAACACAGGTTCCTACCCCGGGTGTGTATGAGCAGGTTATAACAAAGCTTGATGGCAAGGCTGACGGCATCTCTATTGCAGGAAATAAAATCCGACTGTTTTCCGGTAGCAATATCATTTATGAAACCGAATTTGATATAAACGGCGGGAATTTTGAAGAGTGGAAGGAGGCACGGTAAATGGCAATCACAATGCGAATCGGTCTTGAAAAAGACTTTATCCCTGAAAGAATGAGTGTCGGTGAGCTGGCTATCTCAACGGATACAGGTTTGATGCGGTACTGTCATGGGCCGAATAAAATCAAACTAATCGCGACAGATGAAGACATTGCTGAAATGAGGAAGATGGTAAGTGATTTTGACCTTACAGTACAGCAGGCCCTTGCAGATATTGGTAATCTTGGTCAGTCACAAACAGAGCGCGTAAATACGGCTGGAAATACTCAGACCCAGAGAGTAAACACAGCCGGAGACACCCAGGCATCCCGTGTACGGGCAGAGGGCACAACGCAGGTCCAGAATGTACAGGCCACAGCCGCAGAGGCAGCCGAAAATATAGAGACGATTGGAAAAGCCCAGATTAACGCCATCAAAGAGGCGGGTGGCGGAGTGGAGCAGGCTCTTTCCAATTATTTTGCCCTCCGCAGAAATGGGCTGGTATTTACCACAAAAATCTATAAATACGCAACATCAACCAGTCCGGTGGGCGTAAAAATGAACGCCAATGAAAACATGGTCTGTGAGCCATCTGTGGGACGTGCTAAAGGCCGGGATGACTATGAACAGTACGGCCTGTTCCACCATTTCACCTGCAATTTTTCTGTAGACGAAAACGGATTCAACCATGTGGACGCCCTGGAGGGGCAGACTGGATTTACAAAGTATGGCAAGGTACAAGTGGGCGAGGTAACCATGAGCGCATGGTTCGGTATCGAGGACACGGCGGAGGCAGTCCTGTACCACTATTCTGACAGCCAGACAGAACTCACACCGCATCCCATGAAAGAGTCCATTAACCCGGATGGGACGCTCAGCCCGTTTATGATACACGCAAAATATGCGGCCGGGGACATTGATGGAATGCCATACTCCTCAAAGGGACTGGCTCCAGCTAATGGATGCCAGGCCGCACAGGCGAAGAACCCGATCAGCTACACCGGCATGATCGCTTACATGCACAAGCTGGGCGGCCATTACTGCGGCACAACGAGCTGGGATCTGTTTTACAGACAGCTCATGATGATTATTAAATACGCAACCACACACAGCCAGAGTATCATGGCAGGATGCACAAGCTACAGCGCGCAGCACATGAACCTGGTGGCGGAAACCGGCGTGACCAGAGTGATCCTCACAAAGTCACAGGCGGCATCCTATGTGGTCGGATCATATGTTTCCATTGGAGAAATGGGCGAAGCCACAAACAATGATAGATATTATGCATATATGCATAACCTGGCATACAGCGTGAAGATACTGAAAATTGAGGATGTAGACGATGTAAATGCTGCCATTTATGTAGATGCTCCGGAGGCTTTTGATACGACACTGACAACCTGCATCTCCACAATGCCCTGGCATTCCGGTTCCACAGATGAGGTGGCCGGATCGGATGGCTCCCTGGGCAACAATACCAGAGGGATATATGCCTTTAAAATTCAGGGTATTGAGACCGGCGTGGGAGCTTATGAGGTGCTGGGCAATGTGGTCATGGATATTGTGGCAGGAGCAGACGGAAACCCGGCCAGAGATGTGTATGTGTGCCAGGATGCCAGCACGCTGTCCAGCAACATTGCGACAGTGAGGACAAGCTACAGAAAAGCAAAAGCACAGGTGGCATATACGGCGGCAAACTGGAGATATATATCCGAAGAAACCACAGACACGGATCTGGGGATTATGATTCCGACAGGAACGGGGGCCGGATCTACCACAGGCTTTGCTGACGGGCTTTATACAGATACGGAAACATCCGGCCAGAGGGAGTGGCTTGCGCTGGGCGTTTTGTCCTCTGGTGCGGTTGCTGGCCTCTGGGGTCTCTTTGCGTACGCTGGCTGGTCGTACGCGTACTGGCATCTCGTCTCCGGCGTTTCCCCAAACGGCACCAGGGGTGAATGGCAGGCGGCAGCCTGACAGAGGGGCTTTCCCCTCTTAAATTCAGATTCCAACTACTTCAAAGCGAAGTATGGAATAGAGCAGCTGATGAAATACGCGAAAAGGAGGGTAAACATTGAAAGCAAGATTCACAACAGAGCAGCCAGCAGTACGCTGGCAGCCGCTTGATCAGGGCATGGTTGATGTGACGATCTGTCTTAACGGTCAGGAGGTAACTGATGAAAGTTCCCAGGTGGACGAGTTTGGAGAGACGCACACAACCAAGGACACCTACTGGGAATATGATTTCCGCCAGTTTAGGGAAAAAGCTGAGAACATAAGCCGGGCAGCGGTGGAAAAGAATCCGGAGAAGTATCTGGAATATCAGCCGCTGCAGGAAAAGACGCTGGAGCAGAAACTCCAGGAGCAGGACGAAAATATCAGGATGCTGACAGAGTGCCTGCTGGAAATGTCGGAGGCGGTCTATGTGTAACTTATTAACCAATCTCATGATTATGATAACAGGAAAGGACGGTAAAGAAATGATGGCAATGTTATGGGCGCAGCAGATCATGCTGGGAAAGAAAACTTATGAGCAGGTTCCGCGCCTGCTGAAAGAAAAAGTAAAAGAGATTCTGGCGGACTCCGGCATGGAGGAACTGGTTGAGGAATGATGACAAAACTAAGTATCATCTCCAGGCTATGGTCTCACATCACAGACCTGAGACTCCTTGTCAGGGGTCAGGGAAATAAAACTCTGTCCCAGATTGAGGAGGAGTTGGATATGACGGAATACTACTGCAGGCCATATGCCGATGCAGATGATGTGGATAAACATAATGAGATCAGAGCAAGGCCGGAAACGGTATTATTTTATTGCAAAAATCAATAAGGAGATATGCAAATGGAAACAATTATTTCAGCCTGCATCTCTGCAGGCGTTACTCTAATTGTCTGCCTGATAAGCAACAAGAGCCAGCAGGAAAAAACGCGGGCATTGATGGAATATAAGCTGGAAGAACTTACAAAAAAAGTGGAAAAACATAACTCGGTCGTGGAAAGAACATATATTTTGGAAGAGAAAATGAAGGTTGCCAACCATAGGATCGAGGATTTGGAAAAGGAGATATGAAAAAATGAATAATGAAGAATTTTTAGAATTATGCAAGAAAACCGTTATGGATTATTTTAATGAGCACGCTGACAAAACGGATCGGAAACAGATCACCGAAGAGGATGTATTTATTGTGTGGAGCTGTAAAACGCTGCAGAACAATAAAGCCCTGGTAAGCACTACGGTGTCAGACGGCATGTATTACGAGATTACTCACAACGGGGATAAAAAAGAGACGTATGTGGATGCATATAAAAAATGGGAGAACTTTGTTGTACGATAGGAGGTATTAATCATGGACTTAAGCTTTTTGACAAACTATATCAACCCGGTAATATTAGGCATCTGCCTGCTGGTGGGCTATGTAATCAAGACGGCAATACCTGCAATAAAAAACAGGTACATCCC